GAACGATCCCTTCGGACCCTGCGCCCCGGTCGTCGCCTTGTCCTGGTCGAGGATGGCGAGCTCGAGCGTCGCACTGGTGAGAAACGCGTTCTTGACCGCATCAAACCCCGCGTCGCCTGGTTTCCAGACCATCTCGAACTCGGCGGTGCACTCGCGCAGCGTCGGCGCAGTCGCTCGCCAGCCGGAGTTGGCCCGCGTGGTGATGTCCGCCTCGCCGGCTTCGAGGGTCAGCGTCACGTCGCGCACGTTGCCCATCTCCGTCAGGGCAGCGAGCGCTGCGCCCGCAGCACCCTGATAAATCTTGGCATTCATGCCCAGAATGAAGGTAGCCATCTCGGTCGCCTCCTATGCTTTCACGCTCTTCGCCCACATGGCCGGCAGCTTCGGCTTCTCACGCTCGAACGACGGCCCCATGAATGGGCGGGCAGAAACCTTGATCCGGCGCTTCCTTCGCCTTCCGCGCAATCCCTCAACCACAGTCGAGGTCCCGCCGTACTCCAACGCGTGCGGCGCGTCGCCGACCTTCTGATTCAGTCTCTGCGGGCCGATGACCACGCTCCTGCGCCCGCGGTCGTAGCCGAAGAAGATGAACTTCCTCAGCAGCCCGGTGTGCGAGCTTGGCGGTTCGCCCGGTTTGCTGACCCGCTGGCGCTTGCGGATGCTGTGCCTGGCGCCCGTGCGGACGAACGCCCCGAAACGCGACAGGACCTTCCGCGTGGCGCGGTCGAGCCGGCTGGTCACCGCCTTTCGGTCGAAGAACATCTGCTTGGTCACCATGCGGATCATGAAGTCATCACCCGAAGCGTCAGCGTGAGCACGCTGGTGAACTGCCGCAGCTCGCCCAGGTGTTCCTGGGAGTAGATGGGCGTGTTCTCCGTCTTGACCCAGACCGCATCGCCGAAGTGCCTCGTTGCGCGGATGAACTCCGCAATCTCCTGGACCAAGCCCATCAATTCGTCGATCTCCGCGTCGTCACCGGTGACCAGCTTCTTCTGTACGCCGACATCGATCTGCACGTCGCTCTGCGCCACCCCACGCCCGGCGGTGGTCAGTTCCACGCCCTTGGGCACAACGGTTACGTGCAGGTCCTTCATCTCCTGCAAGTCAAAGGCGGCTCGGTAGGCGCGTACAGCCGTAACCGGCTGACTGAACGTCTGACCGTTCAAGGCGGCAATAATCGCGTCTGCGATATCCGTGATCTGGGCCATCAACTTCCCCTCGCCGCCGTGACCGCGCTGACAAGCCAGTCCACGGCCGCCGTTTCCTCGGCATTCAGTTGGTCGAGCACGTCGCGCAGGTCCATGCCCCCGTCGACCCGTGCCTTGATCGTTTTGGCCGTCACTGCAAGACGCGCCCCCTGGACGAACGCCGGCCTCTTGTCGTCGGGGATGGCGTCGATACGATCGATGTGCGCCTGCGCCGCTGCCCGCTCTTCGGGTGTCATGGCGTCGAGTCGTTGCTGGCGAAGCGCATCGAGGTCAGCCTTCCGCTGCGCCGGCGTGCGGTTCAACCGGTCTTGCACTTCCTGCGGGATGTTTGGATCGAAAGGGGGCATCACTCACCTCACGCGACCAACGCCTTGCTGTAGCCGTAGGCGCGGTCCAGCACGAACACGGGGTTTTCGTTGAAATCGAGAATCCGCCCCTCGCGGCGCAGCATCACGATCTTGCCGCCGCCGGTGAGCCGTCCGCCGACGCGGATGTCCTTGTACACGTTGATCAGGCCGGTGCTGGCAACGGACAGCAGCCCGGTACTCGCTACGCCGAGGTAGCCGATCACTTCGCAGCGGGCGTTCCACGACACGGAGAATGTCCCGTAGTCGAAGACTGCACCGCTGGTCTCGATGGTTACCACCGGCGAGTCGTAGAGGTTCAGCGTGCCGCTGGTTTCGATGCTGAAGTCATCACGGACGACGCCCCGGCCGTTCCATTCGATGTAGCAGTAGCCATACGTCTGAATCGTTCCGCCGACATCCACGGTCAGCACGCCGTAGTCGAAGATGTCGGCCAACCCGCTCGACTGGATGGTCATCTGCCCCTGGATGATCGCCGTCGCGCTGGACGACAGGTAGAACCCACTGACGACTGAGAGCGTGCCGCCGGGGTAGACGGTCAATAGGCTTCCCGCCCAGACGTAGAGGTAATCGCCCTCGCTGGTCAGCGTGCCCAGTACGATGATTTCGCTGTTGTAGGCGTCGAGCGCGCCCAGAACCCTGAGCGTTCCGCCGCCAACCACGAGGATGAAGCGACCCGGGTAGAGCGACGCATACTGACCGGCCCCGAACGTGACCGTGTGACCGGCGGAGACGACAACATCGTCCACGGCGAGATCGGGGATCGCTCCCTGATCCCACGTGGTGGCGGTGTGCCAACTGCCGGTTTGAATGCTTGTAAAGACGGCCACGACTGCTCCTACGCGAAAACGCGGTAGACCACGCCCTGGTTGTTCACCACCACCCGCACGAAGACCTTGACCGCGTCGTCGATGCGAATCACCACGCCTTCGTAGTTGCTAGGCAGGATCGGGATGTTCTGGTTCGCGGAATCACCGATGAAGCATGGGGCGGTGTTCTGCGGGTTGCCGTTGTTGTCCACGCGAGCGCCGACCCACACGAACCGGCACGGCGTGGACGTTGCCACCAGCGCCTGCGGCGTGGCTGCCGACGGGACCGTCTTGGTGCCGCCGGCGAACGAGGCGCAACCGGCCACGTCGAACAGCGGCGCGCCGTTCGGTGAGACCTCCACGTCCATCGAGTTGAGCCAGCGTCGCGCCATGTCAGCTTCCGATCACAGTGGCTTCTCATCCACCTGCTTGGCGTGAATCCGAAGCATCCGTCCATGCGGGTCGGACGGCCGGTAGTGGCCTGCACCGCCCAGGTCGAGTACCTCGAAGACCAGCACCTTGGTTCCGCTCGTCACGCGAATCCGATCGCCGACCTGCGGCCTCGTCGGCGCGCCGCTGAGCACCAAGGCCTCAGCCGACACGATGAAATCCGTGGCCTTCGCCTGCACGATCGCGCCCGCCTCGTCGGCAACCTCGTAGGTCGTGGACCCCAGCGTGGCCGCTATGTCGACGGACTCGACTCCGCGCTGATAGGTCACGGTGCGGGACATGTGCGTCTGGCGCATCCCGTCCAGCCACGCCGTGCCTTGTTCAAGCAGGTCGGTCACGGGCGTGGTCTCCAGATCACTGCAGCATGCGGATACGCACCGTCGTGTCGGCATCCACCGCGGCGCGGACGCACTTGCCGATCAGCTTGTTGCCCGTGGCGGTGGTCGTCGCCTGTTGCGCGGCCGCGTTCCAGTAGCAGTTCGCCCCAGCCGTAATGGCCGTGCCGCCACCGGTGGCTTTCGGAAAGTCGAATACGCCTTTGACCGACAGCGATCCCAGCTTGTTGGCCAGGATCGCCAGCTTCGCTACGCCGACCAGCTCGCCCTGAACGACGACCGCGCCAGCGGCCACGTCAGCCCCAGGCGTGTAGTCGACCGCGTCACCGTCTTGCACAAAGTTTACGAGTGCCATTTTTCGTCACTCCTATCGCTCGAATAGTCAGTCGAGCAGATGATCAGTTGACCGCGGCTACGCCGCTTACGCCTCGCCCTTGCTCTTCACGCCGCCGCGCGGTTCCTGAAGCGCGACGCCGAAGTCGTGGTAGCCGCGCATCTGCACACCGAGCACATGGAAGTCGGCCTCGGCGGTTTCGATCGTGGGCGACTCCTGCCCATTCAGGAACGCCACTTCGATCACCGGCAGGTCCGTCGGGTCGGCCAGCAGATACCACGCCTTGTCGGAGAAGCCCGTGTACTGCGTGTTGGACAAATACCGGCTGACCTCGACGCGGAACTTGCCCGCGTGCGGGTTGGCCACGGGGTACTTCGTCGAGGCCGTTGTGTCGCGGATCTCCAGCGACTTGAACAGCATCGTGCCCATCGCGCTGAGCGCCGTCGGCACAAGGATGACCTGCGGCATGATGCCGATAGGCTTGCCGTCCGGATCGACCTGGTTCAGGAAAGCAACCTCGCTCTTCGTCAGGCCGTCGATGCTCAGGGCCGTGTCCGCGCCCGTCAGGTAGTTGTTGTTGCCGGCGCTGAAGAACGCCGCGTTGTTCATAAACACGGACCAGAAGACGTCGTTGATTTTCAGGCCCGACCCACGGCCGAGCTTGCGCGGCACGGTCGTGATCGCCCCGAGGTCGTCGTTGATGATGTCGCGGCGGTCGATGGAGAGCAGCAGGCCGTACGTGTCGGCCTTGTTCGTGTAGGCCAGCTCCCCCAGAGTTCCGTGCTTCAGTTCGCCACCCGGGGCGACCTTCTCGTACTGATCCTTGCCGACCAGCCGGTAGCTGGTGACGGTCTTGAAGTCGCTGACGTTGCGAACGCTGGTGATGTTCCGCCAGGTCCGCTCGACCGAGAAGAAGCCCTCGAGCAGGAACTTGTTCGCCACGTTCGAGAGGATGCCGCCGATGTCGATGGTCGAGAACGCAGCCTGAAGGTTCTGGCCGAAGGCGAAGCGCAGGACCGACCGGTTGTCACGGAAGTTGCGGCCCGTGTACCCATTGGCCCACGCGGCTTCGAGCAGAAGCTCCTGCAACCCGATGCCGCCCCGGAAGCGTTTCGACGCGGCCTCCAGCGTCTTCTCGTCGAACAGTTCTTCGACCTTGGTGAGCTTGGCGGTCAGCATGCACGCTGCTTCAAGCACCTGGCCGCCCACTGCGTTCTCGACGGCGTGAATGGCCGGCGCCTTGGGCCGCGAGGCGCGCAGCTTCTCGAGCTCGCACTTCTCCTCGGTCCAGCCCTCGGCGATGGCCTTCTCCTCGATCTCCGGGAACTTTCCGGCGCAGATGCGGCGGAGGGCGCCGATGCGCTTCGTTTCGGCCAGGGCCTGGGCGCGGAGCTCGCCCACCGGGTTGACCTGCTCGTCCGGCGAGCGGGCGGACGGGTTGGCCTCCGTGCCATTCCCGTCTGCCTGCGTCTCGCGCGTCGGCTCCGGCGTCGTGTCTTCGGCCTGCGTGACCGTCGTGTCGTTCGTGTCATCCATGAGCGATTTCTCCTGCGAAAGCTGCGCCGCGATGGTCGCAGTCGTGTTCGTGTCCGCGCCGAGGTCGACGAAACTGATCTCCCCCAGCACTGTCCGGCGGGCTACGTAGAGCGGACCGTCGAACGTCCTGCCGTTGACAGTGATGTTCTTCCCGTTCCGCACAAACTCGGCCTGCCCGACCTGAGCGCCGATCGACGCTTGCCACGGAAAGCCGCGCTTGCCGCTGGCGACGACCTCGCGGGCCGCACCGGTGTCGCGCGAGACAATACCCTCGGCGATCAGCCGTCCGGCCTCTACCGCAATCCGCTCAGTGTGGCCGACCCCGGCGTACATGCTGTGGCCGAAGCGAACGGGCCGGCGCTGCGAGGGGATCGACAGTCCGTCGAGGTCGACCACGACCGGGAACCGCCACCCGTCGATGCGCATTGCCTCCCCGGTGTAGGCGATCATCGTGAAACGAGGGATCGATTCGCCGTCACCCTCGGCGGCCAGCGCCACCAGCGAAATGTTGCCCGGCATGCAGCGCAGCTCGATCCGGTCGGGAATCGACTGTCCGACTTCCGTGTCCGCCTGCCTGCGGATAGGCGCGTCAGGCGACTTGACGCGCGTCTGCGTTTTCCGTGACATCGTCGTCATCCTCCGTGTCGTCATCGTGGTTCGATTGTGGAGCGGGAAGTGCCAGCGCCGGCGTCAATCCCAGCTCGCGCATCAGCGCCACCTCCCGTGCCCGCTGACGAAGCTCGCTTTCCCAGTCCAAGCCGCACTTCGCAAACTCGGCGGCAAGCGTCGTCGTGTTGCTTTGGAGTCGCGTCGACTGCGCGTTCGCTTCCTTGGCGGGATCGACGTGCTCAAACCCGTCCCAGAACCACTGGTGTGGAAACTCCGCGTCAATCGTGCGGACGCTCTGCGGCAGGTATCCTTCGATCAGTACGGCTTCGTCGATCCACGCTTTCAGGATTCGGTCAAGGACCATGTCGGCGAGATATGCCTGGTCGATGCGAATGGCTTTGAAGAACGCTTGATGGTCAAGGCGCCCCGAGGCGTAGTTGTAGCCCGACGAGTTACCCGCCGCGATGTTGAACGGCATGTTCAAACACCGGCCGATTTCGTTGATCACCTCGTGCTTGAAGTCGCCATACATGGTCGTCGGCTGCTCGGCCTTGACCTGACTTATTTTCCAGCCGAACGGCATGGTCATCCACGTGCCCCGGTCCATCTCGACCGTGTCCATCGGCTCGACCTGCGAGGCCTCGGCGTCCGCCGCCGAATCCGTGTAGATCACGCCACTCGGCAGGGCCGCCTGTTCGGCAGCGCCCAGCACGGCCAGCGTGTATCGCCGCAGCATGGCGAACAGCGGAAGCGCCGGAGTGATTTCTGGAATACCGCGACTCTGGCCCGGGCGCTCGGCCCGGAACAGGTGGATGACCGACTCCACCGGCATCACGTCGAACTCGATGCCGCCGGATCGGGGTACGGTGTTGTCACCCGGATGCTGGCGGAGCACGTAGTAGGCGACGGGGTTGCCGAACTCGTCGAAGACGATGCCGTCGACAGCCTTCAAGTCGCCGCGCGGCACCGGCCAGGGCGTTGCGACCTGGTCCGCTTCCATCGGGCTCACGTCGAGTTGCACCGGCGCGTCGATACGCGGGTTGGTCGCCAGCAAGGCGAAGACCTCGCCCGATTCGCATTGGGCGATCCGCATGGTTCGCAGCTTATGAGCCAGCCCGACGGCCTTGGCCCAGCGGGAGAATTCCTTCTCGATGACGCGGTTGGCCTCGGGGTCGTCGGTGAGCATCTGCAAGCGCGGCCCGGTGCCGACGACATAGTTGGCGAGGGTCAGCACGATCCCTTGGGCGTAGCTGTTGTTGGCGACCTCGTGGCGAGCCCGGCTGCGCAGGATGCGCCGCACGTCCGCGCCAATCGCCGCGTTGGCCGACAGGTGATCGGCATTCGCCCAGTGCCGGCGGTTCTCGTGCGTGGTCTGGGCGGCGTCGTACTTCCCGCGCACGACGAGCATCCGACCGGGCGCAGGCCCCGTCATGCCAGCCGCCTTCCGCGCACCGAGTTTTCGCAACCAATTCAGCACGTTCACACCGCTCCAGGTGGGATCGTTCCCCTCAAGCGCGGAGCGCGCGACTTGCGCCGCGCGCTCCGCGTCCTGCCGAGGTCAGACTACGGCTTGGCCGTTTCCGGCGGCGTGCTTTGGGCCACCTTCGCCGCCTGCTGGCCGAGGACCGTGTTGCCCAGCGCCTCCACGGTGTCCAGTTCGGTGAACGCCCGCGTGGCCGCTGCCGTCGCCGCCTGGGCGACGACCAGTGCGTTCTGGAGCGCGTTCTCCGCGATGATGTTCAGCCGCGAGAGGTGCGACGCATGCGCCTGCATCAACGACGCCCCGTAATGCGATGGAGCACCCGCGCCGATCTTGGTGTTCTCGTTTGCGACCGAATCGACCAATCCTTGATCCGCTGCCATGACAACATCCTTTCCTGTAGCACTCTGCCTGCGGCGCCGCCCCAATGCGCATTGGAATCACGCAGCGCCACGTCATCATTTAGCCTTCAGACCTCAGGCTTCAGGCGCAGACCGGGCCGCATTCCTGTAGCCTGAAGTCTGAAGCCTGCAGCCTCTGCTCATACCGCCCCCGGCGGGACCACTTTCGTCATCCGCACGCCGAGCTTTTTCTTCGCCGCTTCCTTGGACGACAGATACCGATCGGCCTCGATCTGGTCCTTCAGATCGTGCTGCTCGACGGTGACCGAATCAGCCTGGGCGCGCTTCGGGCCGGCGGCGTTTTCGCGGATGGCGTCGGTGATGTTTGGGTCGTCCGGCATCGGGGATTCTCCAACCTACGGCCTACAGCCTGCGGTCTTCGGCCTGTCAGTTGAGGATGGGAAGCATCCGCCGGCGGTGACGCCGCTCGCGCCGAGCGAACGTGTTGACCGCCCGCGCCGGATTGCGCCCCTCCAAGTGCGCCAGCCAAGCCTCCTGAAGCGCGTCCTCCTTGTCCCACGTGGCCACCAGGCGCAGCTCCAGGGTGAGCTTGCGGTCATCCCGCCGCGATGGCAGGACGGTGTTGCCCGCGTGTCCAAGGATGCTGTTCATCCGCCCCGTACCGACACGAAGGGAGGGAGAATTCGTCGACGCGCACGAGAAAACCGAAGATCGTTCCACCGGTAGACACTCATCCCAGCGATGTCTCCGTCGTTGTGATCCGACGACCGCAGTGGCGGCATTCGCGCCGGCGCACGATCCGGCCACCCCACGAAGCCCGCGTGTAGACCACCCAGAAATGCCGGCAGCCGCACTTGGAGCATACAAGGCCGCGTTGCTCTTCCGGCTTCTCGGCGGGCTTTGGAGGTCGGAGGTTCATCGCCGCGCCCCCTGCAACTCGGACAATCGGATTCGCGGGCGCGGCGCCGGTTTGGCGTCCGTGCCGAACAGCACGGCGCCCTGGATCGACGCGGCCACGGCGCAGCCGACCAGGCAGTCGAGCCAGTGGTTGTCGAGGCCGTCGACACGCAGCTTCCACTCGTCGACAGTGCGACCGCGACCTTCGGTTTTCACGCGGTACTCGCTGGTCAGGTGCTCGGCCAAAAGGCGATGCTGTTCGGGCTTGCGGCCGAAACTCGAGAGACATCCGGGGTCGCCCATCGGCACCGCGAGCCGGGCGTGGACGAAAGACTTCCAGTAATTCGTGTCGAATACGGCGTGGCGCACGGACCGCTTCCCAGTGACCACCGGGATGCGCCAGTTCAAACCCACGCGGTCGCCGCGCTTGCGCCGGTAATCCGAGAACGGAATACTCGACGCCCCGACATACCGCCCGTGCGCCGGCATGACGATGCTTGCGTGTTTCGATTGGCGGCTGAATTGATAGACAACGTCCGACGAGCTGCCCCAGTTGGCGTCGATCAAGCAGCGGTCGATCCGCACCATCGCGCCGTCGTCGCGCCTCCACTCGCGGCCCAGCGTCGCCTCGGTCAGCCGTTCGAGGCCGGCGTAGATCGCCCCTTCCAGACCGGCGCGCGTGCCCGTGTTGGCCAGCGTGTGCCGGATGTCGCGCAGCGTAAAGTACGCGGCCTTCTGGTCCGGCTCGGTGCCGTAGTCGATGACGTAGCCGGTGAAGTCATCCTCCCAGGCGACCACGAGCCAGAACAGCGCCTTGCCCTGAACGTCGACGAACATGGTTACGTGTGTGCAGCCGATCGGCACCTCGCCGCGCTTCAGGCCGTTGACCTTCGCCGCGATCTGATCGGCGGTGAGCAGGTCATCGTCGGCATGTTCTTCGGGCAGGGGCTCGTTCTGATACTCAGCCCAGAAGGCTGCCTCACCGCGATCCAGCTTGAGATTCATCGCGTGTTGGATGGCGGACAGTTCGTCGGGATGATGGCGCTCCGGCCAGGCGACATCGGCGCCCTCATCCATCGCTTCACGATTAGCGCGGTAGAACTCGGTCGCATCCGCGATGCCGCGATCGGCGCGCATCCCCTCACGCCACAGTTCCGCGTACCGCGCCCACAGCGCCTCGTTCGTCGGGAATGAGTACACCATCTTCGTGCGTTCGCCCTG